CATGGCATCTCCATCGTCTGTTGGAGCGTGTGCCGAATGGTAATGATCCAAATAACTTTGAGGGAAAGACGCGAATCGAGCCCGGCGTGCTGCAGTTTCTCGGCTGTAGAAAAACATGGGCAACAAAGACGCCATGTTGGCCAAAGTGGGATGCCCCATGAACACCAAGTAGTTGTGAACCGAGTGGGCCAAAACGCCGACGGGATACGGAGCCCGCGTCCACGAATAATGTTTCAATGCATGCAAGCCCAAATTGATTGGCGCGAGCATGGGCGCGTAGTTGACTAATTCCGTTCCAATGAGCGCCAATTCTGCCAACGGATGCAGTCTTTTAACCCATTCCTCAGCAATCGGGGCTACAAAAACGGCGTAAGCAGCGGCTTGGTTTTCCATGACGGGCTTGATCCCAATTTCGAGAACCGAATGCATCGCGCCCAATGCCCGTTGTGCCGCACGCATCATGTCGGCAACAATGGGCCGGCGCATCAAAACCCCCATCTTGTCTGCCGCAAGAGCCTGCAGGGCTCCGAAAAACACCTGACATCCGCGCAAGGCCCGGAGAAGAGCTGGATGCGTGGCGATTTTTGCCGAATTTTTCTTGTTGGAAAGCGCAGTGGCCAAAAGAAACAGGGCGACTGCTGCAATGCCCAAATACACCTTCCATTTCGGTATGGGGTCAACCACGGCGGAACGCAGGCCCAACGCGCTTGTCGTCGCGTTGCAATCGACAAAATCGTCTCCAACAAAATGATGCAACGCGCGAGTCGATGCGGTAGTTGTGGGGGCTGTGTCATACACAGTGGCCAAAACGGCTTGAAAAGCGGTGGGGACTGTGTCAGGAAAGCACCGCGCCAAAGTCTGAAAAGTGAGATCGGTTTCAAAAGCCGCTCGGATCTCATGAGACACCCCACTCAAAGTGTAATGTGCCATGTTCTTCATCAACAAACCATTTTTGAAGCGGTCGTACAAAACTGTGGGCATCAGAGCTTGCATCTCATGATGTCCGAGGGTCGACTTGAATGCATTAAAAATTGGCGTCGGTGCCAATGAATGCAGAGTCCAAGCGGCCCAAGACGTTTTCGCGACGAAGGGACCAAAAACGCATTGTGGGTTGCGAGCCGTCCGCATCTCGGCACAAGGCTCGTCGGCAACCACAGAGAAAGCTACGGTGTCCAAAATGGAACCGGCTTCGTATGACTTTGCCACCGCCCACGTCAACCATCTCCCGTCTTCGAGCTCGACGGACCCAGGATGATGGATCCAGTCGGCGGCGGGCTTTTCCGGC